CATTAAACAAAAAGAACTTGAAAAAAATTAATAGCCTATTAAATGCAATTCAGATTAATAGAAGCATTGCCGACCGAGATTATTTGGATAGCACTGCTTATGACAAATCTAAAAAAAGTAAAGAAGCATTAAAAAAATATTATTTTGGAAAATGGATGTTAGCTAACAAAGAATTGCTTCAAATTCAATTATTCAATGAATTTGGCATTTGCATTAGTAATGCCGAAAATGACGCTAAACGCGAAGATGATTTTATTGCGGAAGAACAAGAATGTTATCTGGAATATGATGCAATTAATTCACAATTAAAAGGGGAAAAATAATGCAAAATATAAATAGAGAAACATGGTTAAATTTAATGATTGATAAAAGCGTGCCATTATTTGATGAAGCGGGCTTTAAAATTTCAGATATTAGAGACAAATTAAAAGCTTCATGTTCTGTTATGGTCGGCATGAGAAAATCAAAAAAATTCAATGCCATTGGTCAACACTTGCCGACAGAATGGAATAAAGACTCCAACCATGAACTATTAATTAGCCCCGTTTTAGAAGATGAAATAACAGTCGTTGGCGTTCTTATTCATGAAATGGTTCACGCTATCCAACGCCATTTATATGGCAATGATGTTCAACCGCATGGTAAAGAGTTCAGAACCATAGCGTTAGCAGTGGGCTTGCAAGGAAAAATGACGGCTACTACAGAAAGCCCCGAACTAAAAATTAAGATTGAAAAATGGATTAAAGAAGTAGGAAAATATCCACACTCAAAAGTAAATTTTGATGACAGAAAAAAACAATCAACTAGGAATTTATTATTGTGGTGTCCTGATTGCAATTGGTCATTAAGAACTTCTAATTCCAATCTTCAGAGAGTTACAATTAATAAATGCTTATGTTGTCAAAATGACTCACTTATTCCAGTGAGTAAAATACCAAAACAATAAAGCATTTAAACAGTCTCAAATAATCAAGCCCCTTTTTAGGGGCTTTTTTATGTCTGAAATTAACTGCTTAAAAATTAATCATGTGGATAGATTGTGGATAACTTAAAATGATGATATAATTGCTATCAATTAAGCGTTAAACCTCTGTAATATCAATCTAGCTAGACAATCTTAAACCCTTGTATTTACAGGCTTTCAAAGGCTTTTATATATTTAGCGGATATATAAGCCGATAATGATATATAAATAGGCTTATAAAGGTATCTAACAGCTCTCTCACAAGCTTTTATTTAATCAGGTGAGGGGTAACCTTGCCTTATGTTATTCAAACGCTTACAGAGGCTTAAAACAAGCCGTTTAAACATTGTGCTTAATATTTAAGCAGATGTTCACAACTGCGAATAGTTATCCACAACCAATCAAACACAACAATATGAATAATACTAATGATATCAATGACTTACAGGTTATAGACCCAGAGTTATCCACAGGTGATGAAGCCTCAAAGCCAGTGATAGCAAGGGATTCGGAGCAATTGCCTAAAAAAAAGGCAGGGAGACCCCGACACCAAGTTTTAGCGACCACCCGAAATGAAGTCTATGAATTATCTAAAGTAGGTACTAGGTATGAAGATATCGCGACAGTGTTAGGATTCTCTGAAGATACATTGACAAAGTATTATCGGGAAGAACTAGACAAGGGTAGGATAGAAAGCAATGCAATCATTGCTGGAACATTGTTTGAGAAAGCTAAACAAGGTGATACTGCCTCTATGATGTTCTGGTTAAAGACAAGAGCACAGTGGTCTGAAAAAAATACCACAGAATTAACGGGAGAAGGGGGTGCACCCATTAATATCAAAGTAGTCACAGGAATAGATTAAAAAACCCCAGTACCCAAAATTTTTTTTTTTAAAAACACACTATATATCTTATCTATTCTTATCTTATCTGTTATAGACACCCTCTAGACTACCTCTAGAGCACCTCTAGACAGTCTCTATAATTAACTAAATTAGGAAGTATTATGAATGAACAACTTTTAGCTCAAATCATCAATGGTATGAGGATGAATCAACAACAAGGTGCAGTAGGAAATGTATCTAATAATGAACTTGCTAGGTTTGCAGCAGACCCAATGAATAATACTGATGCAATTAATGCTATGCGTGCTGCTAATAACACAGGAGGTGCAGTTGGTAATGTATCTGATAATGAAATGTCTATGTTTAATATGATGGCTGGCAACGCAATGACAGGTGCAAATATAGGTGGTAATGTAGGTAATGTTAGTGACAATGAAGCAGCAGTGATGGCTCAAGCAGTAAATGAAATGAAAACATTGCAAGCAAAAGGGGCAGCAGGTAATGGGGCATTAACAACTGATGAAATTAATAGATTTGTCTATTTACGAAATATGCTAAACCCCAACCTACCACAAGAAGAACCAGTAAATTACAACACTATGCCTGTAGACATAGATGGAGCTTCTGCTGGTAGTCCAATGAGTCAAAAAGAATTAAATTTTATATTAAATAGGATAAGATAAATATGTGGTCATGGCACTGGTTCTGTGGTTGTCACTTTGGTTTTGAATGGTATCAAGACAGAAAAGTAGATGATTCTAAAAACAAAACTTATTTTAACTTTTTTTATTATTGATGTAGGATGTTTACGCATACAGAAATGTGAACAAGTGGAAAATGTGTAATGAAACCAATGAAAAGACCAATGAGAAAAAGTCCGACCAAGAAAGGCAAGAAGAATTACGCAGATGGTTTGAGTCTATAGGGGACTGTGTATGAGCTTATATGCCAATATAAACAAAAGAAAGAAAGCAGGCACTAGCAGAACTAAAAAGAAATCTACTATATCAGATAAAGCATATGCAAATATGAAAGCTGGCTTTCCTAAAAAGAAAAAGAAAGCTAAAAAGAAATAATGGTAGCAAAGAAGAAAGTAAATCTATCTGTTGGTAGAGGTGAAAAACGCTCTGTTAAACAGGGTGCAGGACTAACAGCAAAAGGTAGAGCAAAATATAATCGTGCAACTGGCAGCAAGTTAAAAGCCCCAGTCACAGGTAAAGTTAAAGCAGGTAGTAAGGCAGCAAAAAGAAGAAAGTCTTTCTGTGCCAGAAGCAAGAGCTGGACAGGTGAACGCGGCAAGGCAGCACGAGCCAGATGGAAGTGTTAGACAAAGCAGCAAGAAATAAGATAGCCAGTAAAATCTGGAGGGCTAATAACCCCGACAAGATACGCAGCAAGAATTACAAAGATAGATACGGCATTACATTAGATGATTACAATGCCATGCTAAAAAAACAAAAACATAGATGTTATTTATGTGGCAGCCACAATGATGACACCAAGTTATATGTAGACCACTGCCATACAAAAAAGACAGTAAGAAAGTTATTATGTCAATACTGTAATACTGGATTAGGTCAGTTTAGAGACAATATAAAAGTAATAAAGAAAGCAGTGGAGTATTTAAAACAATTTAAATAGGGTAACGACCTCGTAAGAGAGTTACAATAAGATGGCAAAACAAATAACAACAGGCTATAAGCCAAGAGCCCCACAAAAAGAAATACATGAAATGGTTAAAGGTAATCGTTTTAGTGTTGTGGTTGCTCATAGACGAATGGGTAAAACAGTTTGTGCTATTAACCAACTGATACATAGTGCACTCAACTGTGATAAACCTAATCCTAGATTTGCTTATGTAGCACCAACATACAATCAAGCTAAAAGAATTGCATGGGACTACCTGCTAGAATATACAAGACCATTAGAAGCTAAAGCCAACATTGCTGAACTGCGTGTAGACTTTATGGGCAGAAGGATAAACTTGTATGGGGCAGATAACCCTGACAGTCTGCGTGGAATCTACCTAGATGGGTGCGTTCTTGATGAAATTGGGAACATTAATCCTACACTATTCACAGAGATTGTCAGACCTGCACTAGCAGACCGACTCGGCTACTGCGTAGCAATGGGTACACCGAAAGGACAGAATCACTTTAAAGACTTGAGAGATAGAGGGTCAAGAAGTGAGGGTTGGGAATTATTAGAATTTAAATCTTCTGAAACAGGTATTGTTGATAAGAATGAGTTACTCGCTGCTAAAGCAGAGATGGGTGATGATAAGTATGCTCAAGAATTTGAGTGTAGTTTTAACGCTCCAGTAGAAGGTGCTTACTATTCCTCTATCATTAATGATATAGAAGAACAAAATCATATTATAGATATTCCTAAAGACGAACTAGCAAGGACATATACTGGCTGGGATTTAGGTATGTCAGACTCTA